TGCCTTCCCTTTTTTGTTTAACTTATAAAATATAAAAAAATGGCTTGTGATATCGCAAACGGTAGATTAGAAGTATGTAAGGATGCAGTAGGTGGGATTGATGCTATCTACTTCATTAACTACGGAGACTATTCTTATCCTACTGATGTTACTTATGTAACAGGAACAGATACAATTGATGCAGTTGCTAACGTAACATCATTGTACAAATATGAATTAAAAGGAACAAACACTTTTGACCAAGTAATTACTTCATCTCGTGAGAATGGAACATCTTTTGTTGAGCAAACTTTAACAGTTACTCTTAAAAAACAAGATGCTGCAACACACAAGAATGTTAAGTTATTATCTTACGGCCGTCCAAACATTGTTATCAAAAACCGTAACAACCAATTCTTCCTTGCAGGATTAGAGCATGGAATGGAATTAACTACTGCAAACGTAGCTAATGGTACTGCAATGGGTGACCTAAATGGATACACTTTAACTTTGGTGGGTACTGAGAAATTATTAGCTAACTTGTTAGATTGCTCAACTGAAGCAGATTTAGCAGGTGGAGCAGGTGATGTATTCGGAACTGCTACTATCGTTAATTCATAGTAATCTTTTTTCATAGCGTGATTGGGGAGGCTTCGGTCTCCCTTTTCTATTTTAAAACGTTTTCTTTCTTTTGTCGTTTAATACATATGATCGTATTAACAACATCTACTTCAGCTCAGACATTTAGTTTCATTCCGAGATTCGAGAATTACACTACAATGTCAATTACAGACGAACAGACAAATGATACTACTTCAGTAAGCATTACAAGCTCAACTCAAGGAGGCTATGCAAACACGATTACTGCAACCTTTGCACTTGTTGAAGGACACACTTACACATTACTACTAAACAACGGAACAACCATTTGCCACAAGGATAAAGTATTCTGCACAGACCAAACTATCAGTACATATACTGTAAACGATGGTCAATACATTTCGAATCAAACAACAAACGAATTTATCGTATATGAATAACCTACACATATTAAACCTAAGTGCTTACACGACTCCTGTGATTCAGGAATCTAAACGTGAGAATTGGGTGGATTTTGGTGAAGACAATAACTACTATCAATTTTTGATAGATAGACACACGAACTCCACAACGAACTCAGCAATTATTAACAACATAGCACGTTTAGTGTATGGAAAAGGTCTTAGTGCATTAGATGCTAATAAGAAGCCTAATGAATACGCATCAATGATGGCATTGTTCAACAAGGATTGTTTGCGAAAGGCTATTCTTGACCGTAAAATGTTAGGTCAATTTGCGTTCCAAGTACACTACAACGATAAACACGATAGAATTATTAAGGCTTATCATATGCCTGTTAACTTACTTCGTGCTGAGAAATGTAATAAAGATGGTGAAGTAGAAGGTTACTATTACTCTGACAACTGGGAAGACATAAAAAACTATGTTCCTAAAAGATTCCCTGCATTTGGAACTTCAAAAGAAAAGGTAGAGATTCTATTCTCTAAACCTTATTCAGTAGGAATGAAGTATTATTCTTACGTTGACTATCAAGGAGCAGTTCCATATGCGTTATTGGAGGAGGAGATTGCAGATTATTTGATCAATGAAGTTCAGAACGGATTCTCAGGAACTAAAGTAGTTAACTTCAATAACGGAGTGCCTACTGAAGAGCAACAAAGCGTAATTACTTCCAAAGTAATGAACCAACTCACGGGAAGTTTAGGCAAAAAAGTAATCGTTGCGTTTAATGACAATGCTGAAGCTAAAACAACCGTTGAAGATATTCCACTAAACGATGCACCTGAACACTACACATACCTATCAGAAGAGTGTTTACGCAAAATTATGTTAGGGCATAACGTAACATCGCCTTTGTTATTTGGAGTAGCATCAACTAATGGATTCTCAAGCAATGCAGACGAGCTTAAAAACTCAGCTATCTTGTTTGATAATATGGTGATTCGTCCAATGCAAGAAGAAATATTGGAAGCATTAGACTTAATTTTAGCATTCAACGGAATATCTCTTAAACTATACTTTAAAACATTACAACCTTTAGAGTTCGTTGATTTGGAAAATGCACAAACTGAAGAGCAGGTTGCTGAAGAAACAGGAACAGATGGAACTCAGTTAAGCAAAATAAACACGGATTTAGAAGAAATCTTAAACTCTGTTGATGAAAACCAATTATCAGAAGAATGGGTTGAAGTAGATTCACGAGAAGTTTCAGACAATGAAGATGAATTAGATAATGCGTTATTAAATGCTGAATTAGAATTAGCACCAAGCAAATCTTTATTATCTAAACTATACAACTTTATCAGCACAGGTAATCCAAAACCTAATTTAAAAAGTTCACAAGATAAAAAAGTTGGTGATTTAAAATACTTCAAAGTTCGTTACCGATATACAGGTAATAAGAATCCTGATAGAGTATTCTGTAAAGCTATGATGGCAAATCAAAGTAGATTGTTCAGAAAAGAAGATATTGATGAAATGAGCAAACGTGCAGTTAATCCTGGTTTTGGAGAATTTGGATCAAATACATACGACATATTTAAATTTAAAGGAGGTGCAAGATGCCATCATAAGTTTGAACGTGTAACATTCATGCTTGATTTAAATAAAATTGAAGAGGGATATTCTGAGATAGGAACACGAGCTGCAGAAATCAAAGGATATAAAGTAACTAATCCATATGAAGTTTCAGTTTATCCTAACAATCTTCCTTTAAAAGGATATAGTCCACGAAATAAAAACTTACCATCAGACGTTAAATAATGGCAGAAGCACTATTCATAACACGAAACGACATCGTTAAATTCACCGCATTGAATGGTAACGTTGATACTGATAAATTTATTCAGTTCGTAAAGATTGCACAGGACATTCATATTCAGAATTACTTAGGTTCTAAACTATTCCAAAAACTACAAGCAGATATTATCGCAGGAACTCTTTCAGGTAACTATGAAATGTTAGTAGAAACATACGTTAAGCCAATGTTGATTCATTGGGGTATGGTTGAATATCTTCCTTTTGCAGCTTATACAATCGCTAACAAAGGAGTTTATAAGCATTCATCTGAGAACTCTGAGAACGTAGATAAAAACGAAGTAGACTATTTATTAGAAAAAGAACGTTCAATTGCTCAAAACTACACGCAACGTTTCATTGATTACATGAGTTTTAACGATAACCTTTATCCTGAATACAGAGCAAACGTAAACAATGACATCTTTCCCGATAGTAACACAATTAACATAGGATGGTATCTGTAAAAACACAACGTCCAAAAGGCGTGGTTTATAAACCAAAAAAGGAAAACATAGACAAATTGAAAATGTTTTTAAATAAAATTAAGCAAGATGGCAAATAGCATTGGATGGGGTGAAGCAGTTCTTAACACAATTAGTTGGGGTGCTGATGGACAAATAAACGGATTAGAAGTAACAAACATACTTGCAGAGGATGGTGCTTTCTTATTTACTGAGAACGACAACATATTAGTAACAGAAACTACATTTGATGCAGGTGGATTTGGAAGTGCTTATGATAACTCATGGGCAGGTGAAACATTATTAGAAAGATAAATAAATAAAATATGGCTGAAGTAAAAATAAGCGAACTAACATCTGCAACAACTCCCCTTGCAGGTACTGAGACAGTTCCAATCGTACAGGGAGGAGTAACAAAAAAAGTTGCTGTGTCTAATTTTGGTGGCAGTTTACCATCTATGATAGAAACTAATGCAACTGATTTAACCTTGTGGAATAATGGAAAAGGTAATATTTCAACCAATACTTCTTTTGGTGAATCTGCTTTAGCATCTAACACAACAGGAGGTACAAATGTTGCTATTGGAGGACAAGCATTGAATGCTAATGTAACACACTCACGAAATGTTGCAATTGGAATGTTTAGTGCAAGATTGGCTACTGCTAACGATAATACTGCAGTTGGTGCTAATTCATTGTATAGTAAAACAACAGGCGGAAGCAATGTTGCAATTGGTTCTGATGCAGGATGGTCTTTGACAACAGGTTCAGGAAATGTATTTGCAGGTTACGGAATTTATCCAACCACAGGTTCAAACAATGTAGGTATTGGATTAAACGCATTGCAGAATTTAACAACAGGTTCACGAAATGTGATGATTGGTCGTTATTCTTCTGCTGCAAATGCTTCAGTTGCTGACTCTGTTGTGTTAGGTGATTCTACTTCTGCCAATAGTAACTCTGTTGTAATTGGAAGTGCAGCAACAGATGATTATTTTGGAAGTTGTGTTGTTCTTGGCCGAAGTGCGGTTGCAACAGCAGCAAATCAATTTGTTGTGGGAAGTGCATCTTATCCAACAGGAACAGTAACAACAGAAACATTGTCAAGTACAAAAACTTGGTCAGTAAGAATTAACGGAACTGCTTACAAAATTTTATTAGAGTAATTATGGAAAATTTAACACAAGAACAAATACAAAGAATCATTTCTGCTACTTACGATAGTGTTGGAGTTATTAATGATTTACAATCAAAAACTTCGTTAATAGAAGAAGAACAAGAAGAGCTTGACAGAAACATTCAGCACATTAGAATTATGATGGGGCATCAATGGTTTATAGAAATATTAACAAGTGAGCAAATTGTTGAATTACAAGCAATATGACAAAGGAAGAATCACTACAAATCATTGAACAAGCATTGAATGCTGCAACGTTAAAAGGTGTGTACAATCTAAACGATGTTTCTACAATTTTACAAGCATTAAAAAAAATCAATGAGTTAATTGAAATCATACCAACCGATAACAAATGAAAACTAAGCTCTCCATATTCGCATTCTCTGTTTTGACTATACTTGCACCTGTAAAACCATTGGTAATTATTGCTATCATGTTCATCATTCTTGACACAGGATTCGGAATTTGGAGAAGCGTAAAGAAAAACGGATGGTCTTCTATTCGTTCACGCAGACTTTCACACACGATTTCTAAAAGCCTTTTATATAGTGGTGCGATAGTATTTATCTTTTTACTTGAAAAGTACGTTGTATCGGATTTATTAGGACATTTCATTGCAATTGATTTAGTATTGACAAAAGCATTCACAACGTTCTGCGTATTTACAGAGATTAAAAGCATCAATGAAAGCTACTTTTCAGTTACAGGTATTAATGTTTGGGATAGATTTATTAAGTTTTTAAAACGTTCGAAAGAACAGATGGAGGATTTAAAATGAAAAAGTTAGACATTCAAGCTATTAAGCAGGTACGATTAAACGATAATCAATACTTTGCGGAAGAATCACCAAAGACACAAATCTATTTACATCATACTGCTGGAAATGGAAATGCTGAAGGAGTTTCACGTTATTGGAATGGTAACGATTCTCGAATAGCTACTGCTTTTATCATTGGTGAAAATGGAACTATTGTACAATGCTTCTCTTCAAAACATTGGGCATGGCATTTAGGTATTGATCAAGAAGATTTTGCTCGTAATGGTGCAAAGTATTCAAACCTAAACAAACTATCTGTTGGAATTGAAGTTTGCAATTGGGGTTACCTAAAAAAGAAAGGTGATAAGTATTATAACTATGCAGGTGGTGTAGTGAATCCTTCTTATGTTACTGAATTGGAAACTCCGTACAAAGGCTACAAATATTGGTATAAATATTCGGATGCTCAAATCGAATCACTTCGTCAATTAGTAGTGTACCTTTGTGACACTTACAACATACCTAAAGAATATCGTTCTGAAATATGGGCAATTGATAAAGAAGCATTCAAAGGAACAAAAGGAATTTACACACATAACTCTGTTCGTAAAGATAAGAGTGATATGTACCCATGTCCACGAGTAATTAAAATGCTTCAGAGCCTATGAGATATTTAATCTTTGCTTTATTACTTGCATCCTGCTCTGCTAATTACCATCTGCGTAAAGCTATGAAAAAGGGTTACCGATGTGATGAAATAGGAGACACAATTACCATTTCATCAATTGACTCAATTCCGTACGTTTTAAGAGACTCTATTTATTGGGAGAAGGTAATAGTTCAAAAAGATACAATCGTGCGTTACAAGACGTCTTATGTGCCTAAAACACGATTTGAGACAAAGATTGAATATAAGTACAAAACCAAAGTGGTAAATGCTGAGGTTCAAAAGGTAAAATATCAAAATAAATATATAACAAAATATAAAACTCGTTGGATTTTTGTTATTATTGCATTCATAATTGGATTCCTAACAAGGTTATCCTTAAGTGAAACTTTCAGAAGTAGGTTAAAACTTCTGCCTAAACTATTCAAATGAATAAACAAACACGATTCCGATTACAAGAAGATGAGATAGAAATCTTAAATTCTTATCGGGCAATTAAATTAGAGTCTAATGGACTTGGATTAGACGATAGAGATGTAAAACACGGATGGATTAAAAACAAACACGCATCTTTATTCTTTAAAAATCCGAATTTTAAGGAAGCAGAAGAGACAAACTACAAGGAATTGCAGGAAGCTATCTTAAATGACATTAAAGAATTCAAACCTTCTTATCCAACTATCTTTCGTAATCCTTCAACAGATGGTCACTTGTTAGTAATAGACCCTGCTGATATCCATATCGGAAAACTTTGTGAAGCATTTGAAACAGGAGAAGATTATAACAATCAGATAGCAGTTCAACGTGTGAAAGAAGGCGTTCAAGGAATCCTGGATAAAAGCTCAGGGTTTAACATTGATAAGATTCTTTTTATAGGCGGAAATGACATCCTTCACATTGATACTCCTAAAAGACAAACAACTTCTGGAACTCCACAGGATACAGATGGCATGTGGTATTCTAATTTTTTAATCGCAAAAAGACTTTATGTTGACATACTTGAAACACTATTGGCAGTTGCTGATGTTCACTTTACTTTTAATCCTTCCAATCACGATTACACACACGGATTCTTTTTGGCAGATGTTATACAAACATGGTTTAAAGATTGTGATAACATTACTTTTGATTGCTCTATTGCTCATAGGAAAGGGTTCTTGTACGGAAAGAATCTAATTGGAACTACACATGGAGATGGAGCAAAACACGGAGACCTACCTTTATTGTTAGCAACCGAGTTTCCACACGAATGGAGCTTATCTAAGCATAGGTATGTTTATACGCATCACGTTCACCATAAAACAAGTAAAGATATAATGTCAGTTTGTATTGAATCATTACGTTCACCATCAGGAACTGACTCATGGCATCATAGAAATGGCTATCAACATTCACCAAAAGCAGTTGAAGGATTCATTCACCATAAAGATTTCGGGCAGGTTTGCCGAATTACTCATATATTTTAGTACATTTGTGCTTTCATAGCTAATTAGGTTTTAAGAAAGGGGTGTCAGTTGAAAGCGATGTCCCTTTTTTTTGTGCCTAAAATCCAGTAAAATCAAGCATTTTAAAAATAATTTGTGAAAATGTAAAAAATATTTGTTGATAATTGAAACCTTATTTCTATATTTGCATATAATTAGTTCACAAAACAAATTTAAACGCTATGAAAAAACAACAAATGATTAACACAATCATGCTTGAAGAAAGACGATTGTGGAACGAGCTTCAGGAATGCATTAAAGCATTAGGAGTAAATGATGTATTAATTGATGTTGCAACTGCACGTTGGTCTGTTATTAATCAATTAGTAAAATCTTTAGGACTATGAAAACTTTAAACGAAAATCAAAGAGACATTTTAGGTACTGCCATTGCATTGACCATAGTGTTCACAGTAATCGGTTACTTTACCGTAACACAACCTGACTACACAAACACGAATGAAGCAAAGCAGGTAGAAGTTAAACACGTTCAATCGCCTGTATTGGAGAAATACGGAAAGTTATTCACTAAAAACTAAAACTCATGGAAATCGAATATAGCAAAAATGAAATGTGGATATCTTACGAACGAGGAGATGTTGTATTTTATGTTATCTGTGATTGGTGGTTCAGCTCCTACTCAGCACATAAACACGAATTTGAATGGTTGGATATTGATATTACCATTAAAGAAGCGCAATGGTGGATTGAAGATAAAGATGGCATTCATCAAATGGACACAGATGATAAGTACGAACAATGGCTGTTATCACAGATTGAACACATGAGAAGAGAGGAAGGATTTCTTTGGGGTGAAATGGTGGATGAATTGGATGATATTAGACACAATAATTTTTACGAATATGGTATTTAGATTGCAGAGAATGGTTCGTTGGTGGACAAGTAAAAGCTCACACGAACACATCAGAGGTACTTTTAATGAGGAATTGTACAAAAGAATATGTGAAATAAAATTTAATGAAAAATTATGAGATGGAAATTAACCTATAAAATAGGAATGGCAATAGTACAGGAATGGATATTCACAAGTAAATCACTTGCCTATTGGAAGAAAATGGATTTGCTGGAAACAGGAAGATACAATGATGGAACATTTAAAGTAACAGAGCATGATGGAACATTTAAATTAAAAGAGCATGAGTGAATTTATTAACAAGGTTCAATACCTGATAGAGAAAGACGGATTGAATCAACGAAACAGAAAACGTGAAATCATGTACAGAAAGTGTTACTTGCAAAGTAAGCTCAGAGAATCAGGAATGAATTTGAGGGAAATCGGAGTAATGTTTAATCAGCACCATGCATCAATCATTCACAACATTAGAACGCATCATATCATGTCAGAAATGTATAGTTCAATTTACTCTGCTGAGATTAGTGAATACGTTGAAGAGCTTACAGGAATCAAAGTTGAACTCAAACAAAGAGACCTGATTGATGACATTGTAAATTGTAAAAGTATGTATCAGCTCAGAGTTATTAAAAGACGAATCAAAGAAAAAAAATACGAACATTACAAAACAAAAATGGAATAATTACGTTATATTTGTGAATCGGTAGGCAGACCGTAAAGAAAACATTATTAGAAACCCTATTGGTTAGTAGCACTGCCTTGCGAACGCTGATAGGGTTTTACTATTTAAAGGCAGTTAAATGAAGTCGTGGATTAAATTAGACAGAGAAATTACTTCTCATTGGATTTTTGAAGATGCTTGGAAATTCAGAAATTGGATTGACCTACTTACATTGGTTAATCATTCAGAGCAAAAAATAAACATTAAAGGTACTGTTTTAACGTGTCATAGGGGTGAAACATTATGCAGTTTAGATACGTTTGCAAGACGCTGGAATTGTGATAAATCTAAAGTTAGACGTTTTCTGAAGTTGCTCGAAGCTGATGCAATGATTGTATTGAAATCGGAACACTTAACGACACGCTTAACTATCTGTAATTATGATACTTATCAAGGTGAACGAAACGCAGATGAAACGCAGATGAAACGCAAACGAAACGCAGATGAAACGCAGATGACACCAAACAATAATGATAAGAAAGAAAAGAATGAAAAAGAAATCATTTTAGATGCTTGGATTGATTACAGAAAGTCTATTCGTAAGCCATTAAGCACTGCAACAATAAACACTATTTTAAAGAAGATGGAAAATTATACAAATGAACAATGTAAGTTTGTGATAAACAAATCTATTGAAATGGGATGGCAGGGTTTGTTTTGGGATAAAATACAAACAATTGAAGAAACAAAAGAACCTAATAAATGGAAAGCACCATGGAACTAAACGGATTTAAAATAACACAAGCAGGAGATGTAATAACTGACTTATTTAAACACAGAGATAATTACCATCAAAAAGGAAAATATTTAGGATTTAAAAGTTTGCATGAGCATTACTCAATGTCATTAGGTAACTGTACTGATTGGACAGGTTTTCCAATGAGTGGTAAAACACAGGTTTTAATGGAATGCTTAATGAACACATCTAAGTTTTACGGATGGAAGCATTTAGTTTATTTTCCTGATGTTGGAAGCAATGTTGAAATTATAGCAGATTTAATTCACAAAAAAACAGGTAAAAGTTTTAATCCTAATGATAGAAATGTAATTCAAGATTCAGAGATTACACAGGCTATTGATTGGGTAATTCAACACTTTAAAGTTTTGACACGTTCAGACATTAAAGCCAAGTTAACTCCTATTCAATTTTGGGATATGGCAGTTGAAATAAAAAAGCAAGAAGATTTACATACTGCTTCTATTGATAGTTGGAAAGATTTAAATCATCCATACAATGAATACGGAGGATATGCACAATACTTGGAGTATGTTTTGCCTTATAGAAATCAAATTGCAGAGGATAATGATTTACATTTACATACAATTATTCACCCAAAACTAACTGAAAAGGAAAACGGAAAAAGAAATCCTCCTAATCCATATGATTTAAAAGGAGGTAGTGAATGGTTTAATAGTGGAAAATGCATGATTACAGTACACAGGGAAGACCCAACATATAATCTTGCAGAAATATACTTTAATAAAATTAAACCACGTTCAAATGGAAATATAGGTAAAATTGAAATATGGTTTGATAAGGAAAGATTGAGTTATTTTGAACAGGAAATTACTGCTCCTAATGTTTATCAAAAAATATTTGCAGCACCAGAAAAAAACGAATCAAAAATATTAACGAATTTAGGACATAAATTAAAATCAATGCAATAATGGACATCGGATTAAAATTACTATACATCAAATCACTTATTCAAAAGAACATTTGGAAAGTGAAACTAACTCGTGAAGATTTAGAAGAAAGAAAGCCTGATGCAGTTGCATTCATCAACGGAGCAAAAGACACAGAGAATGATTTAAAGCAGGTTCAGTTAGCAATCAGAGAATTGGAAACAGAGCTTCGATTACAAGGAAGAGAAATCAACCGATGCCTTCATATAAACGGAGAATTGAAAAAACGGATTGAAGAATTAGAACACGAACTTAAATTTAAAAACGTAGAACTATGAAAAAAACAGCAACCGAATGGTTTTTAACTGAATTTAAAAAGCAAGTTTGGTTTGAACCAGATTCAGAACTTGACATCTGGATGAAAGATTTAATTAAAAAGGTTAGAAAAAAGGATAAAAGACAGATTAAAACTATATTTCAAGACGCTTGTTTGCATAGAGAAAAATATTATAGTATGAATAGGTCAATAGAGGCAGAAGAATATTACCTTGAAAAATATACAAATGAAATTCCAGATTATTTGAAAAAATTTAATAAATAAAAAAATGATTAAGGAAAAAAAGTTAGTTGCACTATCAGCTGTGCTTCCAGTATTAGCAGACTTCATTGAAGACTTAAACGATCAGTATGTATTCAAACAAGACTTAAAACGTAAAGCAAACATTCTTGCAGACGAAATAAGAAAAGTTGACTACAAAGTTTTACAGGTATATGGAGAAAAACGAGATGAGATATATGAGCAACAAGTACAGTTGCAACTGCTATTTAGACAATGGGTGGAAGAAACAATAAACTTAGACTGATGAAAGTAGGAAGTGATTTTAGTGGAGTTGGTGCATTCGACCAAGCTCTGAAACGTTTAGGCGTAAATTATGAAACGGTGTTCGCTTGTGACATGGATAAATATGCAAGAGATACATTCATCCACAACTACGGAGAACCGAAATACTATCCAACCAATGTTTATGATAGAGAGATTCCTACCGAATCACTTGACATCTACATGACTTCTCCTCCATGCCAAGCATTCTCACTTGCTGGAAAGCGTCTAGGAAAAGACGATAAACGAGGAGTGCTATTCTTTAACTCACACGAATTCATTCAGGTAAACAAACCTCGCTTTTTTATATTCGAGAATGTTAAAGGATTGCTTTCAGACGATGGAGGAAAAACATTTCAGGAATGGATCAATATGTTAGGAGGTAAATCAGTAAATGGATTGCCTGTCTTGTTTGCACATGATGACGCAGTTCCATATCATTTATACTGGCAAGTTCTAAATGCTAAACATCACGGTGTTCCGCAGAATAGAGAGAGAGTTTTTTTGATTGGAATTAGAGATGATGTTGACAATTACTTTCAGTTTCCACGAGAAGAGCATTTGAGTAAACGATTAAAGGATGTTCTTGATGATAATGTGGATGATAAGTATTTTTTGAGTGATAATACTATAAATACATTGATTAATAATCAAAGATTTAATAAATATGAACCAATTGAAAACACGGAAACTGAATCAAGTTGTATTACATCAAATTGTG